GCAACCATTCTATATGGTAAAGTTGTTACATCAAAAACAATAAATGCAGAGTAATCATTTGATGTGCCTCTTGAAACATCAGCAGTCAACATATATGTGTGATCTTTTTCTGGTTTTACATGAATATCTAATCCAGCATTACTCTGTAAAGGTTGTCTATATGTAAGAGTTTTAAGTTTTGAAGACGTAATCAATGTATCAATTGAGCCTAAAAACTCACATTCAAATTCTGTATTGAACTGTGACTCTGACGTATTTTTAATTGTCTCTGCTTTCCACTCTTCATCACGGCCAGGTATTTCACTCCAATGAACCTCTATCGGTTGATATGAATTACGTCCTTCCTCAGCATCCACCCACAATTTGTAAAACATATTCATACCATGTGGTGTGGAAACAATCATTACTTTTGTTGTTTTACCAGAGCTGATTGTTGGATACACTGAACTAAAGAACTGTTCCGCAACATTTGCTGGGACGTAGGCAAACTCATCCAAAAATATAATATTATAAGAGCCACCACGAACAGCGCTTGCAGAAGTAGAAGATGCCAATATTTTACTACCATTTTCTAACTCCAAACTTCCCTTATTCCATGACATGACTCCTTGTTGAAGCCACTTAGGTAAATGTTCGTAAGCAAGTTGTAATCGTCCTAATAAATCTCTCGCAGTCGCAGCTTTGTTTGCAAGAATAGCAACACTCACACTAGGATTAAATAAAACGTAATGAAGCAAATAAGCAATGATGGTAGTGCTTTTACCAGATTGTCGTGGTAACTTACAAATAGTAAAACGATTTTTGTGAAAGGTTCCTACCATCTCTTTTTGAAAATCATACATTTTAAAAGGCACAAGACCCTCATCAAGTGATACAATCCTTATGTAAGTTTGTATGAAATAAATAGGGTCTTTCATACACTTTGTATATTCCTCAACTTCTTCCTTCGTCCACTCTTGTTGGACATTAGCTTTTTTTAAGTTGGGATTACCAAGATAGGTTTCCATTTTATTTTCCTAAACTAAAATTACACGCTATGCTTATTCTAGGGTTATTAGTTGAATTTTTACTCACACCATGCTCTAACCAAGAGGGGAAAAATATCACATCCCCTGGCATATTTTTTTTAGAACCTAATGTGTTAAAGTATTTATTCTTTAAAAGATAGTGAGAACTATCCATACCCATTCTTATTCTTGGATCAACAAAATATAATGGTGAAGTATAAGTTTCTGTCACATAATAAACACAAGACCAGTGTGAGTTACCATGAATGTGGCCCATATTATAATCACCATTTCTATTAACATTTGCCCAGCTTTGAAGTAATGAAAATTTTGCATCATCTTCATAAAGTTCCTTTTTCAACATATCAGTGCATTGAAACAAAAAAGTTTTTACTTCGTGGAAAGAACTCTCAAAAAGTAAATCTTCACTACTTTGCCAACCACCAATATTAGAAATACTTCTACTCTCCTCAGTCTCTTCTTTTTGTAAAATTAAATTTAATATCTCAGTGTTGTTTACAGTATTATTTTTAAAAGAGTAAATCTCTGTGGGCCATAATAAATTTTTTTTCATCTTAACCCTCTATCAAAAAGTTACAAGCTATACTTATTCTAATATCATCAGTCATGTTTGTAACAACACCATGCTCTAACCAACTTGGAAATAAGATTGCAACACCAGCATCAAAAGGTTTTTTTCTTATTACATTTGCATATGGTTTTCTCAGATATTGGTGAGAACGATCCATACTCTCTAGTGTTCTTGGGTCTTTAAAATATAAGTTAGCATTTCCAGTGTGTGTAACGTAATAAACTAATGACCAACTTGCTTGCTCGTGTATGTGAGGCATTGTACTCTCACCTTTACGACCTATGTTTGCCCAACTGTTTATAATTTTTATCGTTGCATCATCAATGTATATCTCACTCAATATTTGATTTGTATAATTCAACAATACTTTTCTTAAAGACTTAAAAACAAACTCATCACTATTTAATAAATCCTTATCACTTTGCCAACCGCCACCCTGAGCTGGATCAAACTGAAATCCTAAACCATCTTTTTCCATTTGCAAAATTTTTTCTTGCAACTTATCATTTTGTGGTTCAGAACATTTAAAGGTATAATGTGTTGTTGACCACGAATTATTTTTATTAACTTTCATTACAACATCCTACTAAAATTGCAAGCTATACTAATTCTCACTTCATCTGTCAAGTTTTGTTCAACACCATGTTCCAACCAACTTGGAAAAAATATTGCAGTGCCTTCTTTAATATCTCTGACTGCGAGGGCTCCAGTGTGTTTATCATCACCTACCCGAAAAGACTCGCAATCATCCATATCTTTTCTTAGCCTTGGATCACGAAATACAATACCAGTTTTATCAGTCGGTGTGACATAATAAACTGCTGACCAGCTACAGTGTGGATGCACATGAAAATCATTAGAGTGATTTTTTCTGTTTATATTAAACCATCCATCTTCAAGATTAAATTTTATATTATTGTCATACTCCTTTTTGCAAATAGTTTTCATGCAATATTCTATGAACTCTTTTGGTTCAGATAAGTTATCATTAAAAATAGAATTGACATTACTATGATAACCACCCCTGTTAGATATCTTAACAGAAGGATTTTTCTTTTCTTGTTCTAAGATTGTTTGTTTTATTTTTTGGTTATCTATGTCTTTTGTTTTAAACTCATATAATCTAGTTGGCCAGAAATCAAACGCTTCCATTCTCACTTTTATCCTTTAGCATACTTTGTAGTTCTTTCGTAGAGCCAACAAACAATGCATTGGTAACATTTTTTGGTGCATTGCTTGGAACCTCTTTCAATTTTTTCATTTTCTCTTGTAAGTCACCAAGTTTCTCCGTAACATCTGCAACCTGTTTGATAAGGTTTCCAGCAACCTCGTAAGCTCTGGGGTGATCGGACTCTTTTGCAAGTTCCAATATTCCTTCGATAGCATCGCTTCCTCTCTCGACCAAGTTGTAGAAGTTTTGTCTTTGATATTCATAATCTTTTTCAACATCATCCATTCCCTTTTCAACAACAGGTTTAACCTGGCCAGAGTTCACAAGTTCTTGTGCTGGAGTTTTAAATGGTAACTGCTCTATCACGCCTAAAGCTTTATCTATATTATCACTATCCATAATTATGCGTTAGTGGTTCCTGCCTCTTCTGCATCTTGAAAGAATGAAGAGGTTTCACTAAATCCAAAATCATCATCAGCATCAGCAGTAGATGGATTGGGAGTAACCTTATACCTTTGCTCACGTTTTGGTGATTGGTCTGGTGTATTTGTATACTGATCAACTTGAACAGTTTTGATGACAGAGCTAGAGGTAACTGGGCCATATAGATAAAACTTTGAGGTAAAAGATAAAGTATATATCAAAGCCCTACGAGATGCAAAGTCTCCCTCATAACTATCTTCATATGATATTGAGTTCAATACGATAGGAACATCTCTTTTAATACCCATATCAGACATATCATTAACTGTCAACGTATAGTCTGGTTGAAAAAAAGGTAAAATCTGCTCTACAATTTGTAAAGCATCATCTGATTGTTTTGCCATGACATATAGTTCTAAATCTAAATTGTATGGAACTGGCATGAACTGTGCATCTAATTGTTTGTTCGTTGTCCCTTTTACTTTTTTAAATCTTTGAACACGATTAAGTTTACGAGCTGAATCATAAGATAAGTTTTTTATCTCAAATCCAATTCTAGGTAAAGTAATAGCAACTTGTTTTGTTAAATCTGCGTCCTCTCGTAAACGCACAAGAAACTTTTCTCTTGGCCCATATGCAAGAGGAACTTTCATTGTCTGAGTAACATTACCACTATTGTCCTTACGAACCAAGTGTATGTCATTAAAAAGTGTGCCAAAAGAAACAATTATTTTTCTGATGGTTTCATGGTAAAATTGTTGTCCTAACATAATTATGCTCCAGCGTCACCAAAAGGATTCTTTTCTGTAAAGTCAAGAACACTTGATGCTTGTGATTTGAACAGTTCATTCTGTGCAGTTTTATCAGTATCCATATCACCTACTATATAGTCCTCCTGTATGATGTAAGAACCATTCTCTAGTAGTATACTCTCACCTACAGAAGTTTCATCGTCCTCACCAATAATATTATCACCATCTGTTTCTTCAAGAACTAATCCAGCATCATCGCCAGTTCCAACCTCAAGCCGTATATTTTCATTTACAGCAGATGATTGCTCCATAGTAATCTGATGTTGTAACGAGTCAATTGAAAGCTCAGTTTCAATAACATCAATATCTGTGATACCTGTGTCAAGAACTTCTGAACTATACTCAAATAGTCTGCATCTCATTTTAAATACAGGATTATTATCTAATTGAAAGAATGGCTCGTCATGATCAACAAAATTTATCTGAAACATTTTATCCAAAACAGGGTGATAAATTACATCGCCCTCTTGTGGTCTGTCTGAATCAGTTGCAGCAGTATCTTGTAAAATATAAAACACATTGTCACCAGATACAGTTGTTAAGGTTGACGATGCAGATGATTGGTCGATGCTTCCAGTTTCTAATTGTATTGAACCACCAGATGATGTATCAGTCCCATCTTCAATTTGTATCTGTCTATCTAGCTCTTGAAATCTTTCTTTGTTTACAACAAAAGTAGCCTCACTTAAATTTTGTAAACCAAACTGAGACATCAATTCTTTTTCACCAGCAAACCCACCTTCAGAATCTTCCATATACATCTCAATAGGATGTTGATGCAAAAACTTAGATAGACTATCCTCACCTAAAACACTATCTTCAGCAACTAAAGTGCGATCCATATAATAAACATCATGACCGAATATTTGTATAGCCTCTTTTACAAGATCACTATACAAACTTCTCTCAGTCGCAATGGAGTGAAGATTGTTCGTATGAAAAATTGAATTAACTGCCATTGAACTAACCCATCATATAATTAACTGGTAATTCAAAGGCTAACTGTATTTCCTCTTCAAGTTTATTTTGTTCCTCTAGTGCTTGAGTGTAGATAGTTTCACCGTTCATCGTTACACCACCAAGCATTGCAACTCCATTAAACTTACTAAGATTTGCTCCCCACTGTTTTTTGATAAGAGCAGTTGCATATCTTTTTAAATACATATCATCATATATGTCTGTGTATGTGTTTGGGTCTAATTTTCTATAACACTCAATTATAATATAATCCTGATCAGCAGTAAAATCATTCTCCCAATCTGCATCAATGTATAAACGATTTTGATGTTGATTAAATCTTATTGGTGTCTCCCCGACAAGAATATGTTCCAGTAAATCTAAATTATCCATGGCCATCTGATAATGAATCACAGAGGTTGAGGATAAGTCATAGAGATCATTTAGCCTTAACTGATACTTGACATCAAACATATTACTA